CTATTTCAGTTCAGTATCTAGTTGATATTCCGGCTAACGCAGCAATTAATATTATACAATATTTTTGGAGTATTGGAGTATCAACCATCGGTTCTACTTCACCAATCATATATCCATCAATTAATATTGGAGCACCAAGCACAAGTATAAATCCACTTACTACTAATACTAATGCTCCAATTAATGCTAATTTTATAGTATCGGTTACATCTTCAAATACAATATATATAAATAATATTTATTTCATGAACTCAAGTAATATAGTATTTTTTGATAATCCCGTAAATATAGTTTGTATCGCAACAAAAATGGCGTAATCTAGATTTCTACAAGTAAATATCTATAAAAAATAGATATTTATTAGATATATACAATAGATTTCTACAAATTAGATATGAAATAGATATTTATATGTAGAAATTTTAAAATTTCTACATATAGAAATGTAAATTAGCATTGTAAAAATCTAAATCGTGAAATTTGATATCTACAAATAGATTATTACATGTAGAAATCTAACTTTTCTCTCAATTCTAGATTATTATTTGAATATTTAGGAATGAATACAAAAAAATATTAGCACTATTATATATAATGTCCTATAGACCAAAACCAGAATTGAGTAATGTCCCCGCAATACCAGACCATATATATTACGATGTATTAGTTACTAATTTTAATAGTGTTAGTGGCGCACCAATCCCGATATACTTTAACGAAAATAGAACGAATCCAATTGTCCCAATAACAGGAGAATATGAAATGAGTATTATTCGTTTTTCTGTGGATACTCCTGATTTACCAGTATTGATTCCGATTATACAACAAAACGCAGTTAAAGATGATTTAACAAATTATTCTATTACATTAACCCTTAAACCAGAATTTCTACCTTACACTTCTCCCGCAATCCCAGTTGCTAATACTATAACTTATATCTCTCAAGCAAACATTATATGGGTTACACAAGATACAAGTGCTCCTATTCCTCCGACTCCTTTTACTAACGGCGGGTTTCAATCTACTGTAGGGACTTATTATTACTGCTATTCCTATCAACATTTTCAATCTTTAGTAGATGCTACTTTAGCAAGGGCTTGGGTATTTTTAAAAGATGCTTTAGTTACTGCGGGTTATATTATAGGAATTACTAATCCTGAAATAGATGGGGTAAATGCTCCAGTATTTAGTTGGGATGCCGGTTTAAAAACGGCTGTAATAAGCACCCCCCAATTTAAAGCAGATGGAGTTTCTCCCTGCTTTGAAAATCTAACTTTAGTAGCAGGAGTTCCAACTATAAATGAGTTTCCTGTAAAAATATTCTTCAATGCTCCTTTATATCAACTATTTAATAGTTTCAACTCAACCTTTAGAGGAACTACTAATAGTCTTACAACTACTGCTTTAGGACAAGGATATTATCAGAATCCTAATTATACTTCTCCTGCTAATCTTTCTATTGTTATTCCGTCTGGTTTCACTATTTCCGGATTGAATTATCAATTGAATATTATCAATCAAGGAGGAACAACTCAGATTCTCATTCCGAATATTTATCCTATAACTCCTCCAGTTAGTGCTGCTACTGTTGAAAATTTATACATTCAAACCTTTCAAGAATATACTACAATTATTAATTGGACTCCTGTAGCAAGTATTGTCTTTGTATCCAATACTTTACCAATCGTAAGTAATCAATTAGCATCTCCCTTAATTTACAATGAAAATGTTATTGTTCCTAGTAATGGTAATAACGCAAATTTCGCACAGATAATTACGGATATAGAGACCAACGAACAATCTTATAAACCAAATCTCCTATACAATCCTCTTGCGGAATATAGAATGATTAGTATGACTGGAAATAGACCTTTAACAAATGTAGATATTTCGGTATTTTGGAAGACAAAATTAGGAACTTTTGTCCCATTAAACTTATTAAGCGGTGGGAGTTGTTCGGTCAAATTTCTCTTTAGAAAGAGAATAGTATAATTTAGGGATATAATTACTAGAAAAAAAATCTTTATTAATTATATAAATGACTGACTTTAAAACAATCCTTCTGAAAGATAGTCGTCTTGCGGATATTACCGATAATTTGACCTTTGCCGTCCAATCGGGCGCTGCTAATAATACTTATCAGCAATTTACTGCGGTTTCCACCTCCAATAGTAGTGTTACATTCACTATCCAGATTCCTTCTGAATCTATTGTGATTAACAGAGAATTATTAGTATCCACCGATATTTTCTTTACTTTATCTGTTCCAAATGTTGCGGTTGGAGATTTACCACTTACATGGGGGTCAGATTGTGCTTTACAATCATTTCCTTTCAATAAACTTATTTCCACTGCTTCTGCTACTATTAATAATACCAATGTTTCTATCAACGAACAAGATGTTTTAGATTGTTTATTGAGATTCAATAACTCTAGGGAATTATATCGTTATAATTCTACTACTCCTACTCTTCCAGACCAAGCCTATCTGAACTATCTTGATGGTTTAGGAGCAAACAACAATCCTTTAGCAAGTTGGTATAACCAATCTTACGATATAGACCAAGCACCAAGAGGTTCTTTCCCAGTTACACTTGTAACCGCATCTACCGCTAATGTTAGTTCATCTGTTTATACTACATTAGCCACACTTGCTACCAATGGTTTAGAGAATACTCTAGCGGTCGCACAAGATTACAAGATTGTATTCAAAGCAAGTGTTATTGAACCTCTATTCTTGTCTCCTTTCATTTTCGGAAATCCTGAATATAATATCGGAGGTATGGCTGGAATCAATACGATTAATTTTGTCTTTAACATTGATAGCACAGCCAAAAGATTAGTTTCTCTCATGTCTAGTGTTGGAGCAGGTGGTGCTAGTATTGTTTTAGGTCAATCGGTTGGAGCAACTACTTTCACTAATCCTTTCCAGAATACAAAAATGTTATTTAATTTCTTATCTACTCAAGCAAGTGATTTAATTCCAAGTAGAAATGTGAATCCTTACATGGATTATCCTCGTTATTTAAGTATTTCATCCAACAATCCTACTTTCACAGCATTTCAATCCCAAAGTATAACTTCTCAAAATATTCAGTTGAATCAACTTCCTGATTATTTCATTATTGCTATTAGAAAACCAATGTCTAGTCAAACTATTTACGACTCTGCTTCTTTCTTTACTATTGAATCTATCAGTATTAATTTGAATAATCAATCTGGTCTATTGAGTTCTGCTACTCAAGCAGACTTGTGGAGAATGTCTGTGAATAACTGCTCTACTCAATCATTTGCGGAATTTAGTGGTGAAGCAAATGGTTCAAGTGCTTTACTAGGAGTTCCTGTTGTTGTTCCTACAACCGGTTCTATTCTTGTTATCAATCCAGCCAAAGACCTTTCTCTACCAGATTATCTTTCATGTTCTTCTATCGGTCAATTCAATTTCCAATTCAGAATTACTGTAACCAATAATTACAATGCTACTATTACACCAGAAATTTTGGTTATCACTGCTAATTCAGGTATTTTCGTCAATCAAGCAGGTTCTTCTGTTATCTACACTGGTATCTTGACGAAACAAATGGTAGTAGATACAAAGGCAGAGAAATCTGCCGACCCAATTACTAGTGTAGAGCACAAAAGAATGATTGGGGGTAATCATCACAACATGAGTTCAGGAGCAGTCAAGAGAATGGCGCAACATCTAGGAAAGAGACTACATCTTCGTGGAGCAGGAGACGGCACAAGTTCAGGAGGAAAAATGGGAAAATATTGTTAAGATACTTATTTAGAAGATTTTTTATCTTTTTAATGTATATAGGAGTATTAGTGATTTTAGGAAGTAATACATTGTTTCTGTTGTATTAAAAAATTATTAATAGATTAGATTTAAATCTATTAATAATATATAATATGTATAATTTAACCTTTGATAATCCTTATAATCGGGACATTGTAAGAAAATTAGATAGATTCCGAAATAAACAACAAGGATATTTTGTTCCATCTAATATTGAACCCGAACATCTTACGCATCAATATGACCCTATTACCATTACTGGTGGTGCTAGAGCAATTCAAGCGCCAAGTGTTCGTTCTAGTATTGTAAATCAATATCCTCCTGATTTATTTGAACCAAGATATACATTTAATAGAAATCATATGACTGGAAATAGATTACAAGGTGGGAGTGATATGTTACATCAAAAGTTTTATCAACCGACTACTTTCAATTCAGGTATAGCAAGTTACGATAGTGATGTTGATATAGATGATTTAGGTAAAGTTCATGCTATTCGCAGAGGTAAAAGAGTCATGGTTGGTGGATATACTACTGGTCTTGCTCCTGTTACAAAAGATAGTCTTGATAGATTAGAAAAAGAATTTAAAAAGGTGAAGGTTGGGAAACCAAAAAAAGGTGGAGATTTTTGGAGTGATGCTTTAAAGGAAAATGATTTATATACACAAAAATCTCCACTAGTTTCGGATTATAAAAATTTATCACCAGAAGATATGAAAAAATTACAACTTGAATATATAAAGGGATTGAAAAAAAAGGAAGGTGGATATTCTAAAGGTCTTGCTCCCATTTCCAAAGATGTTTTAGAGAAATTTAAAAGAATTAAAGGTGGAAAGAAACCAAAGAAAGAAAAAGAATCTAAACCAATCTCTAAATTGTTAAAGATATTTAATTAATTATTTTATTTTATATGTATATAATATAAAATGGAATTTGTAGAAATCAATGCCGATAGAAAACCAAGATTAACTGGTGGTAGAAGGGGTGGTAATACACTTGAACCTGGAAGAAATAATATTTCTGATAATCTTGTCCCAGCAACCATGTTACCTGCTTCTGCTGGTTCTTTAGCGGATGTTTTTCACAAGTTGGGGGACACAATGAATTCTCCTTCTGAATTAATGAATGTTGGAAAAGCATTGAAGGGAAAAGGAAGAAAATGTGGCGGTGCTACTTTAGGTCAAATTTTAAAGAATCCTTCCGAACATCAGACTGCTTTTGATTTAATTTTAAAAGGAGCTAAAGGTGGTAAAAGAGGCAGACCAAAAAAAGGTGGAGCAATGGTTCAGAATGCCGATGGAAGTTTTACCGGAGTCGGAAGTGATGATATGTCCTGGAGTCGTATGAAAAAAGGCGGTGCTTATCTCGGTCCGGATGGTAAAGTAGTTGTTACTGCTAAAAAGGGTTATTTAGGTGCTTCTAATCCTGGGTTATTTCATCACAAGATGATTTCTTCCGGCGGTGCTTCTAATCCTGGGTTATTTCATCATCAAATAATTCCTTCCGGTGGTATGGTTCATCACGCAAAAGGATTTATTCCTAGACACGGACATGGTGCTAATACATCCATTGGAACAAATTATCAATTATCCCAATTCGGCGGGTCAATGTCTCATCCTATTGGAAATACAACACCAGTTCTTTCTCCCGTTCTTTCGGGTATGAGTGTCGGGGCGGGAAGGGCATCTATACCAAAAGGAAAACATATTAAAAAACTTTTGAAATTCATGTCGGATGCTAAACAACATTTGTTTCCTCAAATGAAAGGTGGAGATTTAATGGGTGATGCTTGGGATAGTATTAAACATATCGGTCACGAATTATATAAAGAATATGGGTCGCAGATTTTTGATAAAGGAAAGGATTTATTAGTAGATGAATTGAAGAAACACGCACACAATTATATTACTGGAGGTTCATTATCAGGAGGTGATTTTTGGGGAGATGTTTTGGATGGAATCAAAGCAGTTGCTTCTGGTCTTTGGAACGCATTACAATTGATATTAAATGATGATGTTGTAAAAGAAGTTGAGAGAGATGTTTTACATATGGGTGTTAAAATGGCGGGTGATTACGCCAAACAACAAATGGCTTCTGGAATGTCGGGTTCAGGTATGCCTGGAGCACACGGACACGGAATCCGAAAGATTGGTGGAAAGGCTTGGTATTGGACTGACCCTAAAACAGGTATTACATATGAAGACCCAAATCAAGGGAGACCTACTATCGGTGGCGGAAGACCTGGAGCAAACGGACATGGAATCCGAAAGATTGGTGGAGATATGGGAGATATGTATAGTGATGAGATTGATAGTGTCGCAAAAAGCGGGGATGTAGGACTCATTAACTTAATGAGAAGTGTTTTAACTCCATCCGGAATAAAAAGGTTAGATGACGATTTAAAAAAGTATAAAGGTTCTGGAAGACCTGGAGCAAACGGACACGGAGTTAAACCGAAATCGGGTGGAAAGAAACCTTCTGCTAGAGGTGCTATTGTTAGTAAAATAATGAAAGAAAAGGGACTCTCTTTACCAATGGCTTCTAAATATGTAAAAGAACATGGATTATATTAGATTTTTTTCTTCAGATATATAAATGAATACTAAAGAAATAAATCAATTAATAAAGTTTAGAGAAAAACACGGACATTATCCGCATGTTTATCATAGGGCTTTAATTGGAGGAGGTATTGGAGATGATATTAAAGATTTCTTTTCAAAAACTCTACCTGGTGGTTTTAGAGACGCTGCCGATGCTTTAGCACACGGCTTTGATGAATTCGGAAATGATTTAAAAACCGGATTCGGTGTTGTCGGAAATTTTATTATTAATAATAAAGAAATATTTATTTCGGCTATTGTTACTACCGGTTTAATGATATTATTTCCCGAATTTGCTCCTGAAATCGCCATGATGGGAGTTCAAGAATTATTACCAAAGATAATGGCTGCCGTTCCTGGTTCGGCAACTGGTGTGCCGACTCAAGCAGATATTGATAAAGCAATCGCTGCTTATAAAGCAGACCCTAGATACCAACCCATGATGGATAGATGTTCGCATTTTATTAGAGACTTTTCGCAGTTTGCTAAACATGATGCTCCAACTACTTATACTACCA